GGGGTTGAACTCGGGCACCTGGATGCGAGTGCCGCCTTCGCGGGCATCCAGAAGGTTGTTGCGAACAACAGCGCCGCTCTTCACGAACAGGCTGCGCTCTTTGATCGCCTCAGACACGTAGGTGCTGAGATTATTCCTTTTTACGATGTCCGCGAGAAGGACACCGCCGGAATAATTCTGAAATGGTGCGGCCATTTCAAACTCCAGGGGGGTTAGTTTGCGGGGTCCAAGTCACGGACTTGGTTTGAAAGTGCACCACAGGCGCTTAGTTAGATTCCTGCTTCCCTCTTCAGCACAGCTGCGAGTTCAGGATCCTGACTAGAAATTAGCATCTGTTGTGTGAGGTTGATGGCACCTTCTTTCCAGGGATTATTCATTCCTGGGGCAACAGCAGATGCAGGGTTGGGCTTGGCGCCCATGCCGGCAGCAGAACTAGGCTTGAAGTGGTGCTCGAAGCCTGATCCGGGATTCTTCAGGTTGGCTAAGTAAGCAGTTAAGTCCTGCTCCACGCCACCGTTGAGGATGACGACGCTGCCACCGTCGTTTTTGCGGATGTTGGACTGCAGAAGGTGCAGCATTTGTTCCGCATTGATTGCACCAGCTTGGCTAATGGCGGCCATGGCTTTGGTGCGGACAGCCGCGTTCTCGTTGGACTGGCGCAAATTGTCGAGTTCGCGTTCCAGTTCACCGATGCGCTGGTCCTTTTCTTGGCCAGTGCGGTTGGCCTCTTCCCAGAGGTCCTTCCATTGGCCTTGGTCTTCCAGCGTTTTGCGGCGCTGGTCGTCCTGCTTTTTGTAGACCTCGTCCAGTTTGGTTTTGATGCCAAGGAATTTGTCCTCGGCTTCGGCGGCTTGGGTCTTCAACGCAGCAAGCTGACTCTCGTACTCGGCCCGAAGGGCGGTTGTCGGGTCAGGTTGGGGAGCGGTGTCGGTTCCAGCCACGGGCTGGGCAGGAGTCACCACGGGTGTCTCCTGGATGACTTGCTCTTCCATATTTAGAACTTAGGTGTGGTAGAGGTTTCTTCGGTCTTGGTGCGACGCTTGCGCGTGGGTTCTGCAGGTTCTTTCGCAGGAGCGTTGCCGCGTCCCACGTAAGCGTCATTCAGATCCACAAGTTCCCACTTGTAGGTCCCGTCAGGTTGCAGAACTTTGTCTAGCGATTGGGCCATGACAAAGAATGTAGTGACTTCTGTAGTATAGGACGCGCTGGCTAGGCGGCTTCTGCTGTTATGTAGTCGCCGGTTTCTGTCGTTAATTGATCCAGAGATTCTGTTAGTAGCAGGGGGCGGCGCTCCAGCAAGATGCTGTAGGCGGCTTCGCTTAGTAAGCGGGAGCCGCTCTCCTGTAGCAGATCAAAACCTCCGACGGGAAGAACGTCTTGATCAGCAATAAAGATCTCGGTGACAGATGTGCTGCCGAGATAGATCTGCTGGACTTCCTGATCGCCGATCCGTAAACCCATTACACGACTACGTACAGGGTGGTGTCACTCTTGGTTGGGAGGGCGTCGTAGTCGGCTTGGCTGATCTTCACCACGTTGGTGATTGCTGTTGCTCCAGAGATTCCGGCGGTGTTGGAGGTGAGGACGCTGGTCCAGCCGGTGTCGTAGCTGGTGTTTGTGGTTTTGACGAGGACTTGGCCCGTTAGGCCGCCGCTTGCAATGCCGATGCCGGGGCGACCGTTGATTCCGTCTTCGCCGTCTTTACCTCTCTTGCCGCGGGGACCCACCAGGGTCTTTAGCCAGTCCTCTTCGGTGCCCTCGTAGCCGTTGCTGACGGCAATCTCGTAGGCGCTCGCTCCAGTGGGACCGTTGAGGCCGTTGAGGCCGGCGGGTCCTTGGGGGCCGGGGTTGCCAGTGTCGCCTTTGGGGCCTTTGGGACCTAGGGGTCCAGCGGGACCTTCCGCGCCGGGTTCGCCTTGAGGGCCTTGGGGACCCGGTTCGCCGGGGTCGCCTTTCTCGCCTTGAGGGCCGCGTTCGCCCTGTTCGCCTTGGATACCTTGCTCGCCTTGGGGTCCTTCGGGACCACGCTCTCCCTGAGAACCGCGCTCGCCGTCTAGACCGTCCGCCCCAGCAGGTCCTTGCTCACCTTGTAAAGGTGGTCCCTGTTGCTCGATTGCTTCGAGGCGTTTGGCAAGGCGAAGCAGGGACGCTACCTGCGCCAGCGTGAGGTAGTCGGCTGCATTCGGCATTGGATCACTGCCCCAGCAGAGCTTGCATCAGTTGGTCCATGCGGTCAGGGGTTAGATCGCTGGATTCTGGGGTTTCGGCGGGTTCGTCTTCGCCGATTTCTGTGGGGTCGTCCGTGGGGAGGGCGCCGAGTTCCATCGAGGGGAGGATTTCGCCTTGGGTCAGGATGGCGCGGACTTCCTCCAGCGTGATGACGCCCTTGTCGAAGAGGGCGGTGATGGCGGTGACGTCTTGGCCGATTAGACGGTCGATGTCGAAGTCGCGGCTGATGTTGACCTCGGGCGGTTCCAAGCCGAGGTATTCGGCGGCGTAGTTGAAGGCGCCCTGCAGGGTTTGCTCCAGGTCGAGGCTCACGGCGGCCAGCATCGAGTTGGTATCGACGCGGTCGAGGCGGCGGGCGTCAGCAGACTCAGCAACAAACTTTTGCTGGCTCAGCGTGCTGATGCCCAGCGTTGCCATCTGCTGCTGGAGTTCGCGGATCTCGTTGCTCTGGGCCTCGAATGCGCTGGCCGCAGGCTCCACGTAATAAACCTTGTTGCCGGGGGCGGTGGCCATTGCGTAGTTCACGCTGACCGCCATGTCCTTGGTCTGGTCGTCCCAGCCCTCTAGGACGAGCATGGGTTGGGAGGCGATGTGGAGGCTGTGGATGAGGTCGGCTTGACGCTGGAAATGGGCCAGGTTTAGGTAGGCGATGTCGAGCAGCGGTGGGCGGCTGACCAGCGTGTCCACCTTGTTGCTGTAGGTGGTGACGAGGGGGATGTCGCCCAGGCTGTAGACGCCCGAGTCCACCAGCTCGTAGTCGCTGCCGTTGTTGACGGGTTCGGCGAAGCCGGGGCCGAGGGGTTTGCGCTCTTGGCGTTGGCGGTAGACCTCGTAGCGGCCTGGTTCGATGACGCGGATCTGTTCGTAGACCTTTTCGCCGAAGCGGCCCGCAGGGACGATTGCTTGCTCGTGGATGCGGACTTGGGTCAGCGTGCCGTAGGCCGCGTCGCGGTCCAAGCGCCAGCCGTAGATGTCGGCGGGGTCAACCTCTACCCAGTAGGGGCGGCGGCCCATTGCACGCTCTTCTGCAAGGCTGCGGGCGCCAGAAGGGGCCGGGTAGTCAACGAGGATGTTGGCGTGGCCGTAGGTCAGGCTGCAAATGACGAGGCGGCGGGCAAACTCGTCTAGATCAGATCCACAGCCATCGACGTCCTTCGCAAAGACTTCGCGCCAGTAGGGGTCGCCTTCTAGGGCGATGGGTTTGCGCATGATCAGGCCGGCAGCGGCACGGACCAAACGCTGGGTGTAAGGGGAGAAGACAGCGCGGTTGACGCGGCTTAGGTAGGCCGTGTAGTCCTCGCGGGGTTCTAGGGGGAGGAAGGCTTCGCTGTTCTCGCGTAGGTATTCGGTGCCGCGGGTGACGGCTTTCATTACTTCCCAAGCCTTCATCATGCTCAGCACGCTGGCTGTGCGCGTGAAAGGACTATCCGCGTCGCCTTGGTAGGTCGTGCTTACGAGATGGGTTGGATAGCGGCCGGGGACTGTGTAAGTCATTTACTCACCATTTGGTGCGGTCTGCCCAGTAGGCGGCCGACATCTTTCCTTTTTTAATGTTAGCTGCATGGCGTGCTTTGAAAGATTCCCGGCGGGCACGTGCAGCAGCTGATTCACCCTCTCGTTTGGGAGATCCAGAGACTCCCTGTTGGCCGAAACGGATAAGTTTTACTTTGTCGCCCTCTTTTGCGAGGACTACGTGTGATTTATTGGGGTGTTTTGGGGTGCGTTTGGGTTTGTTATAGCCGTCGAATTTTTCGCCGCGGTATTCAATCGCCATCGGGGTCGTCCTCCTCTTCGACTGGGATAAGAACTTCGATGCCTTGTGCCAGCTTAGAGACAAAGGCGCCGAGGATTGCGGGGTCGTTTGGGGTGGCGAACGCAAATGTAGCGGTGGTTGTACCCTCCTCGGCGTCAATTTCGATGTGGATACAACCGCCGCTTACTGTTTCAATCATTAGCCGTGGTACGCAGCGGCGATGATTGGTACGACGCTGGGTGTCCCAGAGCTGATGGCGGAGATGCGCATACGGACTTTGTTGGCGGGTTTGCCGCTGTAGAAGTAGGCGTATTGGCCGTTGGAGTTGATGGTTTTGCTGGT